ATACGGAAAAAACTCCGTCAATGTCGGAACCTCTTCTAACTGTAAATGAAAATCAGTTTCAATAAGGAATTTGGAGGATAATATGCATGCAAAACCAATAGCACAAAAGAAATTACAGGGAACATACCGAAAGGACAGAGCAGCGGGTGCGATCGATGAACGTTTTGAAAATTTGAAGCGTATTCCTAAACCGCCTGAAGAACTAAATGACTTAGCAGTTGAAGTCTGGTACGCAGTTGGCAAGCAATTAGTTGATGCTGGAATTTTCAAATCGGTTGACATCATATCATTTGCAATGTTTTGCGCGGAAGTTTCAAAGTGGCGAGAAGCTGAACAGCACATCAAAGACGAAGGTCTCACGTATATTCCACCGCGCGGACGTCTTGTGAAAGAAAATCCGTGGGTACGAATATCGCGCGCTGCCCTTGACAACGCACGCCGCTTTTTTGGCGAGTTCGGTCTTACACCAGCTGAAAGAACAAAAATCAAAATCGTAGATACACCAGATGATGAGTCACTTGCAGATAAGTTGTTCAATCTCACACAAGAAAAAATTGAGCAGGAATCAAATAAAGAATGAGTCTTCCAACATTTACGTATGAACAGTATATCGAAGACATTCTAAGCGGAAAAATTGTCGCGTGTCATTGGGTAAAAGCCGCGTGCAGACGACACAAAAAGGATCTGGTTGAAGGCAAAAAACGCGGACTATATTTTGATCATTCTGCGGCCAAAAAGGTCATTATATTCTTTTCACTTTTGAAACATTCTAAAGGTGAATGGGCAGGAAGAACAATAACATTAGAGCCATGGCAGCAATTTATTCTCGCGATGATTTTTGGATGGAAAAAGAAAGACGGGAACCGCAGATTTAGAACATCGTACTTGGAAACAGCGCGCAAAAATGGGAAAACAACCCTCGCTGCCGGCGTCGGTTTATATATGATGCTAGCAGACAATGAACCAGGTGCTGAAATTTATTCTGTCGCAACTAAACGTGATCAAGCGAGATTGTCACATAGTGAAGCAACACGTATGGTAAAATCATCGCCGGAAGTAAAGCGCGAATGTACAGTGTTTAGAGATAATATTCATATTATGAATACTGCGTCAAAATTTGAGCCGCTTGGTGCCGATGCAGACACATTGGACGGTTTGAACATTCACGCAGTGCTTGCGGATGAAATTCACAAGTGGAATGGTCGCGATGTATGGGACGTGTGCGAAACAGCTACAGGATCCCGACGTCAACCTCTTATGTTCGCGATCACTACGTCTGGTTACGACCGGCAATCACTGTGTTTTCAACAGCACGAATATACAGAGAAAATTTTAGACGGAATAATTGAAGATGATTCGTGGTTCGGTATTATATTCACAATTGATGACGATGATCAGTGGGACGATGAAAATGTTTGGATAAAAGCCAATCCAAATTTGTACGTGTCTAAGAAAATTGAAGATATGCGACTTCTTGTGAAACGTGCAAAAGAAATGCCGTCACAATTGAACGCATTTTTACGCCTTCATCTTGATATATGGACACAATCAATCACAAAATGGATAAATTCAGATCATTGGAACGCGTGTGGAATGCCAGTAAATGCGGAAGGTTTGCGAGGAAGAATCTGTTATGCTGGATTAGATCTTTCTAGCAATTTGGACATTACTGCATATGTTCTAATATTTCCACCAGAAGTTGCAGGAGAAAATTACCAAGTTCTTGCTAGGTTTTTTATCCCAGAGGCTGCAATTCTTGAGAGAGTAAGACGTGATCGTGTTCCGTATGATGTTTGGGTGCGTCAAGGATTTATTACCACGACACCAGGCGAGATTATTGATTATGAGTGGATTATTCATCAGATAGATGAGGATATGCAGGCCTATGATCTCAGGGAAATTGCATTTGACCGCTGGGGTGCGTCAAAAATTCAAACAACGCTTATAGAACTTGGCGGACCAGATTTCTTAGTTCAATTTGGACAGGGGTATGCGAGTATGTCGCCACCTACAAAAGATTTAGAACGCTTGATTATTGATCATAAAATATCCCATGGAAATAACCCAGTACTAACTTGGATGGCAAATAATTTGGTAGTTACTATGGACGCAGCCGGCAACTATAAGCCGGATAAAGAGAAGAGTACAGAACGGATTGATGGTATGGTTGCGTTGATTATGGCAGTAGATCGCACAATGAGACGTGTAAAAGATGGACAATCTGTATATGAAGAACGTGGACTTGAAACAGTATAATATGTTATAATGGTTTATATTGGACTAAGCCTCGTAAGGAGCAAAAATGGTATTTAACCGCTATCCTGAACTACGGGAAGTTGTAGTAAATTGTAAAACAGACACAGTGTTCAAAGGTGTATTGTATAAGCATACCCGCAATTATATTGTATTAAAAAATGCACAATTATTACGAACAAAAAGCGCGCCAGTAGAAGTGGATGGAGAGGTAATGATTGATGCACAAAACATTGATTTTATACAGGTGGTGAGATAATGCCTATTGTAATATCCAATGCCACACTTACAGATATGCCAGCAGACTGGTGGCCTAGTCATCCAGGAAGCATAATGATGTATAATCGAGTAAATTATGATTATGCTGCATTATACAGTGCTCAACCAAATGTTCGGACATGTGTCGATTTTATTGCTAGAAATGTTGCTCAATTGGGCATACACGTGTTCAGAAAAGATGCTGATGGAAATAAAATTCGACTAAATGATCATCCTCTTGTGTCTGTTTTGAACAAGCCACTTCCTGCAGAATATAAAGTGACTCGGTACAGGATGATCGAGTCATTGATGGCAGACTATGGAATATACTTGAATGCCTTCATGCTAAAAATAAAGATAGAGGGTGCGCCTCTTGGATTATTGCGTCTTCCACCGCAATACATCACGGTGCACGGAGGATTAGTGCCTACCCAATATGAATTCAACTTCGGAGGCGAGCGAAAGTTATATGATCCCGATACAGTTGTTCATATTGGTGGGTACAATCCAAACAGCAGTACATCAGGGTTGTCTCCACTTGAAACATTGCGAAGAATTCTTGCGGAAGAGCAGGCAGCTGGAGACTATCGAGAACATTTTTGGCAGAATTCAGCTCGCATATCTGGTGTAATTGAGCGGCCGATCGCAGCACCAAAGTGGTCTGAAACAGCAAGAACAAGGTTCAAAGCAGAGTTCGAAGCACTTCATGCTGGCCCAGAAAACAGTGCAAAAACAGCAATTCTTGAAGAAGGGATGACTTGGAAGAGTGTCTCATTTACTCCAGAACAAAGTGAGTATATGGAAGGACGAAAATTGACTCGTGAAGAATGCGCCCGTGCTTATCATATTCCACCACCATTGGTAGGAATTTTAGATAATGCAACATATTCTAACATTCAAGAGCAACACAAAATGTTGTACACTGATGTTATTGGTCCGTATTTGTCAATGTTAGAACAAGACTTTCAATCTCAATTACTTCCAGAAGTTGAGGATGCTGAAGGTGTGTTTATGGAATTCAACATTGCTGAGAAGTTGCAAGGTGATTTTGAGACGCAATCAAAAAGTTTACAAAGTGCAATTGGACGACCATGGATGACAGCCAATGAAGGTCGCACAATTATGAACCTTCCTAAACTTGATGATCCAGGTGCGGATCAATTGGTTACACCACTCAATGTTTTGATGGGTACCCAAGCGAGCCCGAATGACTCAGATAGTAGTGATGATGTTGATTACAACGGAGAGAAAAATTTCAAATATAAAAAGCAGGATGAGATAGTTATTTCTGGCACAGATCCTATAATGTTTGAAGCGCACCGATTACGTTGGACAGAACTATACATAAATCATTACCAGAGGCAGGAAAGAACGGTTTTGAGTGCTTTACCAGGAGCGCTCGATAGTTTATATTCTGAAGGTGTCTGGTGGGACTCAGAACGTTGGAACCGCGAATTGCAAGAAGATCTTATTAAGATGAATTTGTTTTCTGCAAATGCTTGGGCATCAAGAATTACGAATATGGTTGGAGTAGAATTTTCACTTGATCTTTTGGTTCCGTGGATCACAAAGCACTCTGAGGTGCAAGCACAAAATGTAAATGAATATACATACAACACTTTGTCAGAAGCAATCAAAGCCGAGGATCCGATGTTTAGTGTCAAAAATGTATTTTTGACAGCTGTGGGTGTTTGGGCACTGTCTCAAGCAATCACATCGTTGACATCAATAAGTAATTTTGGTGCAATTGAAGGAGCAAAAGCTGGAAAACTAAAGTCAAAAACATGGGTGACAAACAGTAATAAACCGAGACACGATCATCTTAAGATGGATGGTGAAACCGTTGGTATTAGAGAACTTTTTTCAAACGGGATGAAATGGCCTGGTGATCCTGCTGGAGGTGCGGAAAATAATTCAAATTGTTTATGTACGGTGAAGTTCAATCGTTAGGAGATTATTATGCCATGGTCGTATGATAATCCACCAACAGTGGCACAAAATTGGACAGAAGAACAGATGAAGAAGCAATCTTCGCATGTATTCATGCGGCAGGAAAGGAGAATAATATGGAGAAGAAAACATTTAGAGCAGCTATTGAATTAAAAGAAGATGACGGTGAAGAGGGAACTTTTCAAGCTGTATTCAGTCGATTAAATGTCATCGACTATGATGGTGACATTACATTGCCTGGCGCATTCACTAATGGACAAAAAGTAAGAATTTCTTACTGGGGTCATCGGTGGCAGGATCTTCCAGTGGGCCGCGGTGAAATTCACGCAGATAATGAAAAAGCGTGGGTCGATGGAAAGTTTTTCCTTGACACCACGCCAGGATTAGAAACTTATAAAACAGTCAAAAATTTAGCTGAATTGCAGGAATGGTCATATGGATTTGACATCCTTGAAGCTGAAAACGGCGAAAAAGACGGTAAATATGTAAGATATCTAAAGTCATTGAAGGTGCATGAAGTTGCCCCTGTATTTCTTGGTGCTGGAATTGGAACAGAAACAACTGCAATAAAAAGTAATAAGGGTCAAAAAAGTGATATAATAGAAAATAACGAAGACCAGACCGGCAACGGTGAGTCGAGCGGAGTATCACCTACTGTTATCCTTGTTCAATTAGAATTATTAGAAGATGGAGAATAATCAATGAATAAGAAATTGGAAGAATTGTTAACACAAGTCCGCACGATTGCGGATGAGGCTGAAAAAGCCGGTCGGGATTTTACTGCTGATGAACGCGAGAAAGTCACCAAAATGATGGAAGATGCGCGTGATCTGAAGAATAAAATCAAAGAACAAGAAAGCAACTCTCAATTGCGAGATGCTATCAAAGCACTGGATGCAGAGTTTTCTGCTCAAAAGTTAACCAAACAAGATCCTGCAAAACAGGGTAAGGGAACCACAATCGGTGAACGATTTGTGAATTCACAAGAGTGGAAAAATTGGCTCGCAGCAATTGCTCCAAATGGGCATATTCCCGATGGACGAAAAGGTTTGTCTTCTCCTCCAGTTGAATTCAAAACGTTGTTCAAAGATTTAGTCACTGGTTCGAGCGTAACAAGCGCGGGTGCATTTGTTCAGACTGACTACACGGGAATTTATGAACCTCTTGGACGTGATCCCATTAATATTATGGGTCTTATTTCCCGCAGGTCTACCACAAGCGATTTGGTAGAATTTGTTCGGCAAACTTTAGGTGTGTCGCAAGCCGCACCTGTGCCAGAAGCAAATGTTACTACATATGCTGGATCTCAAGGTCAAGTGTCTGGTGAAAAGCCAGAAGGTGCAATGGGATTTGAGAAAGTACAAGAACCTGTAAAGACCATTGCAGTGTGGATTCCTGCAACTAAACGCGCTTTGTCAGATGCTTCTCAAATTCGCGGAATAATTGATCAAGAACTTCGCGATGATCTTAATGAGGAATTAGAAGATCAGTTGATCAATGGAGACGGTGCAGGAGAAAACTTCACTGGGTTATTGAATACTTCCGGTATTCTTACTCAAGCGTATGATACTGATATTTTAACCACAACTCGCAAAGCCATAACTTCACTACAAGTTACTGGAAAAGCACGCCCAACTGCGTGGGTATTCAATCCGAGTGACTGGGAAACTATTGAATTGCTGAAAGATGCCGAGAACAGATATTATTGGGGCGGACCTCTGATGAGCGGACGCCCTCAGTTATGGGGTGTTCCCGTGGTCAATAGCACACGTGTTCCTGTAGGTACATCACTTCTAGGCGACTGGAGAAAGATGGTTCTTTGGGATCGTGAAGCTGCCACCATTCAAGTGTCGGACAGTCACTCTGATTTCTTCATTCGCAATATGGTTGCAATCTTAGCTGAAATGCGAGCTGCAATGGGTGTAATCAGACCATCAGGATTTGTTGAAGTTGATCTGGTTGAAGGGTCATAATCATAACTAAAATTGAATATGTGTTGGAGGTGTCTACGCATGCCTCCAACACAATCATTGGTGAAATATGAAAATTATTCCCGAAAAAGCTAAAAGAATTCATGGACTTATGATTGAAAATGAATTGGCTGTTCTCTGCAGATTAGCGTGGGGATCACAATCAATAGCTGAATTAGGTTGTTTCAAAGGAAAATCTTTAGCAGCTATGGGATTATCAAATGAAGACGCGGTGCTGTATGGAATTGATTTCTTTGGAGATATGAGTCATAGAAATTACAAAGGATCTACGTTAGAAGAAACAAAATCAAATTTAGAAAATGTGGGGGTTACAGCAAAATTTTATGTTGGTAAAACAGATGAAGTTGTAAAAGATTTTGAACATACTGTTGATATGTTACACATCGATGCCGGCCATTCATATGATGAATGTATGAATGATTTGAAAAATTGGGCTCCAAAAGTCAGAAAAGGCGGAGTTATTTGCGTGCATGATTATGGAATGCCACACAAAGAAATATTAGAACGTCCAGAAGTGATGCAAGCAGTTGATGATTGGAGAAACTCAGCGTTTGAAGAAATTGAATTAGATGGAACAATGATCGCATTTCGTAACATAATTGCAGAAGAAGGAATTTTGTTTGTTGCATACGGTGATAAAGCAAAAGACCAAGTGCTTGAAAATATCAAAAATTTGCGAAAAATTACGTCACTTCCTATAGCAATCATCAGCGATAATATATTTGAAAGTGCCGATCATACAGTGTTACATAAGGAAATTGATGCTGGTGCACGCACACAAAAAACTAGGATATATTCATTATCACCGTTTAGAAAAACATTATTTTTGGATGCTGATACAGAAGTTAGAATGGATCCCTCATTTGGATTCAAGTTGCTAGATAAAGTTGATTTAGTAATTGGTCAAGATGTGAATAGACGTTTATTTGGAATAAATTGGCCGAATTTGAATCAAATTGAATTGAAACAAACAAAATCTGACATCGGTGTGGATGTAATGTATTTCAATACTGGCGTAATGTTTTTTACTCGGAGTGAACGAAATAGAAAATTATTTCAGACATGGAATAGAGAATGGGAAAAATTTGGGCTGCAAGATCAATTAGCGTTTATTCGAGCATTGAATAAATGTCCAGTAAGAATTTCAATTATGCGTGATAGATTCAACACTCATCATGAAAATAATGTTACTTTTGTATATCATAAACACAGAACAGTCTCAAGAGCAGGTGCGCCTAAATGAATAATCTAGAAATTTCACTCGCAGTAGAAAATTCGTTCAAAATACCAGGTTTGTATAAACGCGGTGAAGCTGCGTTTGCATTTAAAAGGATTTCATCATGACATCGGGTATTATTTACATGTGTTTTGGACAACAAGCATGCGTTGAAGCATCTTATAGTATAAAATCATTCCGACGTTTTGCAGATTATAAAGTGTGTGTTGTTGGTGATGAATGGGCTGAAAATCATTTCAAAAGTGATGATAAAGTTACATTTATAAAGTGTGATGTAAATCCATACGATGAAAGTGCTCCAATTAAATTCAAATTTATGGCTGGACGGATAAAACCATTATTGGCGGAATTATCACCATTTGATAAAACATTATATGTTGATGCTGATACATCATTCAGAAAATCTCCAAAATTTGGATTTGATTTGTT